CCTTCAAGAATTTGAAGGCTTCGGCAAGACATCCATAAAGTAACACTGCTGGTGCATTGTTACCCAACCATGAGGTTGTGTTAGTACTAGACAGTCTTGTTGGTAATCTAGTAATTCCTAATTCCACGTTATACGCTGAATCCGGCGTTGGTGCAACATAAATTGTGTTATGATCCCACCAAGACCAGTATTTTGGTGTACTAGTGCTTGTTCTATTAGGCCAATATTCATTCATGTAACTTAAATCTTTTTGTTCTAAAAATGTCCTTGTCGCTGTACCAGAAGCAGGCCAAATATGAACTGTTCTAATTGTAGAAAGAGACGTTGGATCTGGTGATGAACCACCAGGTAAAGATACAAAAGGATTACTAGCAGTTAATGTAGAAGACTGATGAGATTTAAAAACATCTAAATCAGCTTCTCTTAATACTCTATTTTCAGTGTGTTCAATAAAATCATCTGTGATAGTTGATGTTAATACATCTGTACTTGTCTCAGTATAATTTAAAATCTGTGTTGTTAATTCTGCGTATGTTGTCATTAGTTACTCAATGTTGCTGGTCCAGCAGAAGCAAATCCGCCGCCACCATTTCCTGTTATTCCCGGTGCTGTTGACACCGTGAAAGTATAAAAATCATCATCTGTTTTTGTTATACTATAACCATCCTCATCTTCTATTTCAGACACAGCTGCACCAAATAAATTTCCAGTAACATCTCTAAATCTTACAGTATCACTAGTTGATCTACCATGATCAGGTTCAAACACTGTCACCGTTGAACTACTAGCTGTAAATCTAAAAGCATTAATAGGTAATAATGTTGCAACTGCACTTTCTGTTCTAGCAGGTCTTGGAAATTGTAATGGTTCTGCATCTGGTGTATATTTCTGTGGTTGTTCTTGTGGTGCTTTTGGTTCAAATTCACTTTTGTGAACACGTGATCCATTCCACTCCAAAACCATTTCATTGTATGGATATTCCATACCACTACGGTCAGAAATAAACTTTGCGTATTTTCCTTTAGCGTAAGCCATCTATCCTACCATTTAGAGTCTTTAGGTCCAACCCAACTATACTTACCACCTTTAGTAGCTGCACCCATTCCTTGCGCAGTACCTGTAATAGTACCTTTAGCAATAGAAACAGCTTTTTCTTTTTCTTTAGGTGTAGGATTAGGCACAGAGATAGTTCCTCTATTACTCCAATTTCCTTTTACTCCACCTTTAGAACTTCTTCCGGCGTTAGAATCTTTGTTCCAATTTGGATTACTCATTTTTCCTCCTTTTGACATTGACAATCTGCACATTCACATTGTCCTCCGCAGCATGAACCACCATTACTACAATGACATTCATGACCACATATTTTACATTCTGGCATATTCCCTCCTATGGTATATATGCTTGTGCTGGTTTTGTTTTAAACGATATACGTTCACGATCGTTATCAGCAGCACGTTCAAATTCTTCATCGTACACCGCCTTTAAGTTTGCACTTAACATTGGTGCTTTTTTTAAACTTATATAATAAGCTAATCCTGCAGTTAAACAAGGAAGAAAATAAAAAGGTACGTCAGCATTATTTGTATAATCACCTGCATCTTGCATTCTTCCAATATAAAAATATTTAAATATGTAAGCTTTATCTGGACTAGGATATAAAAATAATGTCATATCATTTTCTGGTCTACCACTAGAGGAAGATCCTCCAACAGTGACTTGTCCTGGAATTAAAGAAAATTGCACAGGTCTTCCATCACCTGTTGATTTATTTTCTTTTTTAGATAAATTTAAATATTCAGTTCTAGAAATTCTATTCATAGCAACATCTGTTGTGTTGCTGTCACCTTCTAAATTAGATGTAGCACCAGTAGTAGTTGTAACCACTGCGTCTACTATATCCACTACCTTTTGATCAATAGAATAATAATTAGTTCCAGCTGTTAAAGTTTGTGTTGCGTACTCTATGGTCCATAAATTTAAACCACGATTAGCCCACTCCGTTAACATCAAATTTAAAGAACGCTTGGCTGTTTTTAAATCATAACCTTCGCGAACTTCTAATTGACATCGCTCAAAAGCTTCTTGAATTATTTCCTCTATTGCAAGGTTAAAGGTTTGTGTGCCTGAATAAGCCATTTAAACCTCTAATAATTTTTTGCTACTTCTAGTACAATAGTATAGTGGTCGTGGTTTGTATGACCATGAGTTGTTAAGTCAATATCACCATCGTATCCAGATGCTAATGTATTTTTAAGACCACCGAATGATCTAAAATCCATATATCCTGAAACATTACCTGCTGCTGCACTTCCACCTAAAACTGCTGCAACAACGTTTGAAGTTGCATTCCATTCTAGAGCTACGCGCATACCACCTATATCATACCAAATTTGATTAATTGTTGCATGAGCACATGCTGCCCCTGCTGAATTAGCTGCTAAAGCTGATACATCAATTTTTTTAACTGAAGATTCTCCAGTTCCATCTGATATATTTGTAAGTTTTATAACAGCGATCTTATCACCGTCTGCTAATGTTTGACTTGTTACTGCGTCTGCCATTTGTCCTCCTGTTGGAGAGAGGGGGTTTTCACCCCCGCTCCATTAAAGTTGTTTATTCAAAAACGTTTCTACTAATTGATTGGTAGTGAACGTTTATTGCCTCAGCTGCTGCCGCACCTGCTTCAATACCAATGTATGGAATTAAATCCGTATCATTAGTTAAAGCCGCTGTTTTAGCTGCTGCAACACCTGGTTGTACTGCTGTTACTGCAGTTCCACCTGTGCTACCTGCTGTGCTAGTAACATTGTACTGCACACCGTTTATGAAACATGTAGCTTTTCTATCACTATCAATAGCAATTTTCAAGTGATAAGGTGTATCAGCTGCAACAGTAACTGGAATTTGACTGATATAGTCAGTTCCACCAATACTGTGTACTAAGTGCCAATAAGTAAAATCACTAAAAGCTTCACTGTTAGTAGCGTCTGTTTGAAACTTAAAAAAGATTTGGTTGTTATCAGTTGCAACTAATTGATCATTAGTTAACTTTAAACCAGCCCAAACTTTTTGGTTATCAATTGCAGGTAAGGAAATTGAACATTCCCATTCTACTGAGTTTTCAGTTCCCCATTTAGTACCACTCCAAGCTGTTTGGTTAGTATCTAAGTGAGGTAAAAGAATTGCTTGATCTTGATCAGCACCAGCAGTAGTCATTAAAATACCACCGTGTGTAGCTGAGAAAGTAGTCAAAGCAGTTGTCATGTTAGTACCTAATGTTTCAAAATCTTTATTAGCAATAACGTATGCTGCTAAAGCAGAAGCTGAATCCGCATCAGGGTCTATAATAGCTACTGCATTAAGACCTGGTTTCTTTGTAAACCATTCTTCTAAGTAATAGCGTCTTGCATCTTTTGCAGGATCGCCCATAGTTCTATCATGCTCAACACCTGTTGAAGCAGTAGTACTATATAACTTATAATTATTTTTGGATCTTACCGGACCCACAAAGCTAGTATTAGCCATAATATTCTCCTCGGTCATATAGACCTATTGTCATACAGTCTCTATATCGTCTGCCTAGCCAGTCTGTATAACTAGTTAACACTAGGTTAAGTGGGGGAATAATTCCCCCACTTAAATTGATTAAGCTCCTGGAGAGCCAAATATTCCGCGCCAGTCAGACCAGCCGAAGCTGTATCTTTCTCTTGCTTTATATCTAACATTTCCAGTATCGAAGTCGCCTTCCATAGCAGTTCTAATAGGAGCTCTAGTGAACATTTTCAGTCCATTAGGAGCATCTGTTTTAATGAAAAATGCATCAGTATCAGTTAAGAAATTGTTAACCACATATCCTTGTGGAACCATTCCCATAGATTTGATTGCATTGATGTCATTATCAGCAGTTCCTACTCTACCTGCAGATTTCATCAACCTTTCAGCTGTAAATTGAAGATTTACAGGAATGATCATTTTCATTCCACGAAGAGCAATTTTCATTCCTCTTTCGTCCTTCATACCAGCAATATCAATC